GCGCGGGCCTGCATGATCGACCGCCAGCAGCACCAGATGTCGTGTGATACGCCAGCGCCATGCCTGACAAGCGCGGCAAGCGGGTCTGTATCGGCAGGCAGGTGGTTCTCGGGCAGCCAAGTCACCAGATGGTTGCCGCCGATCATGCAGCCTTCCAGCGCCTCCACCGCCTTCGCCAGCTTGGACTCTGCCGCCTTGCCGCGCTGATAGCTTCGCTGTGATACGTCAGCCCATTCCTTGCAGGCTTTGTCTAGCGTCTCGAGATCGTCGGCCACCACCTTCACAGCGTCGGCGCTGTCGCAGTGGCAGTTAGGGTCGTGCAGCCCACGGCTTTTGTAGGCTTCATGGCAGCGACAGCGCACAAGGTCTTGCAACTCTGCTAGGGCTTGCTTCACAGGGTCGGTGTCGGTCATGGCTTGTCTCCCTTCAGTTCTGCGAGAGTGTCGTCAATCATCTGGTCGGGGTGCGGCATGTTAAGTTTGGCGTGCCGCAACGCCTCCGCAGCCTTCGCCAGTCTACGCTCCAGCCACGCTGAATACGCCTCAGCTTCCCTCGCATCCAAGCGGGCCGCTTCTAGCTGCTCGGTCAGGGCCTCAATGCGGTTGGCTGCTTCAAATTCTTCAGCCATACGGCGAGAGAACCCTCCATCCCAAGGCTCACGCAGCCGCTTCACCAGTTCCTCGTCGGTCATCACACCTCCTCCGCAAAATACTGCGGCAGTTGGCCTTCGACCCACTCGCGGCGGATCACTGCGATGCGATCTTTGTCAGCATAGGTGTCAGCTTGACTGCGAGTGCGCCACCAAGTGGGTTCAGTTAGCCATTTGTAATCATTCGCCCAATGCACTTGCTTCTGCGGCGGGTATGTTTGCTTGTCGGTCATCTCTCTACCTCAACGTTTTGATGCAGGCGAAAATGCCGCCCCAAACAAGCGCCGCGCCCGTCGCCACCATGAACCCATCCACGCCCCATATGATCGACGGGATCGTGAAGTAGATGACGACCAGACCGAAGATGATGGATGTCAGTTGCACGTCCTTGCTCACAGCTTCCCCTCCCTCATCTTCCTGAACACAACTTTAAACGCCTCGATCACGGCCCGCTCTACTTGCGCCTCGGTCATTGTCTCGCCTCCATAGAGTAAAGCCGGCCCTCTCTCAGGTTCCCATCCCGGTCGAGATGGAACGCAGGGATCTCGACCCACTGACCTCCGAGATACTGCTCAAGACGCCAGCGGAAATTGTTCGACAAGATCAGCGGCCCAGCGTCGTAGTCGAGCATCCACTCGACCGCGCGGATCGTTCCTTCCTTCACTTCCTCGGTCATTTGCTCGGCCTCATCGGCGGAATCAGAACAGGCTCACGAACCGCGCGTAAACCAGCAGGCCTCGGCGGCGGAATCAGCACTGGCTCATACAGCCTATGCGTCTCGCACACAGTCACCGCGCCGGGCTCCTCATGCGCGATCAGCGCCTGCACGTCACGGCAGTGATCCATCTCGGCATACACGCCAACATAACCCTGCCAACCTGTGGACAGGCCGACAGTCAGGATCGTTACACTCAGAATTGACATTTTTCTCCCCTCCTATACGCAGGCTTGCTCACTTCGCTCGGGTCTCGTTTGTCTGGCTTCTGCAAGAACAACTCACGCTCCCGCAGCTTGGTGCCTAAACCCTGCTGCCGCAGCTCCTCTTCCAGCCAGTTGGGCAGAGGTTCCTCATGCGTTGCCATCTTTCCTCGCCTCCTGCTCGTTGAACAACTGGGCCCGAAGATCGACGATCTCGTCCATCGCCTCGTGGATCACATCAGCCACGCCCGCTGCGGGCATGACGCGCATGTCTTGGATATGGTGGTTGGCGATCTCGGCCCTCAGCGCCAGCCGCTCCAGCTTCGCCACGATGTCCATCCCATCACTCTCCATTGTTCAGCGGCTCCTGCACTATCCGCGCTGCGATCTGCGCGAGAGTCTTGATTTCGTTGGCACGCTCGACATTCCAGTATGCGCCAGCCGTCTTGTCGTTGGCGATCAGTTCAGCCACCCGCTCTATGCGGTTCAGCGTGGCGAACAGGTCTTTGATGTTCGGTTCAGCCCACTTTGCCATCGTGCTTCTCCAGTTCAGCCTTGTACATCTTCACGTCCAGCAGCAGCTCAGCCTTATCCGTGGCCAGTCTGGCCACGGTCTGTTGTAGGCGTGCTATCTCGTTACGCTGCTTGGCCAGCTTGGCACGCATCGTGTCCATGGTCTCGGCCATCACGACCGCTCCAACCGCTCAAGGACCTCAGTGAGGGACGCGCAGTAGAAGTCTCGGCCCGGCTTGGTCTTGTTGCCCGAGCCCCAGATCGACACCTTCACGCACTCCCCCCGGTCGTGCATGGTGGTCAGCACCGTGACGATCCGGTTATACTCGGGGAGGTTCTCCAACCGCGCTGTGTTGGGAAACAACTTGGCGTAGATAGACCCCACGGACCATGCGCCACCACCACGCACAAGCGAACGGACCGCCGCGCCCAAGTCCTGCGGCTCTGCGGTAACTGGTGCAGGGGCGGGCGTAGCCGCGGGCGTAGCCGCGGGCTCAGGCGCCGCACGGTTAAGTTTCACGAGCAGCCACGGGGTGCGGTGCTCCTTGCTGTTCGGGGCAAGCATACCCTCGACGGTCTCACCCACCTCCAGCTTGGACGCCATCGCCACGGACGATGGGATGTAGACGGTGTCGCCGTTGTCTACGCGCACGCCGAAGGCGCTGCCGGACGGGATGATGTTAGTGCAGAAGACTAACCCGCTGAAGACGGTGCTATTCACCGGCAGGGCGGTCGAAGTCGAGTTCGAGTTGACGTTCATCTGGAGTTTCTCCTCTGAGTAAAGATGCTATGCGGTCTGCGTTCTGTTCATTGATGAGTAGGGCGATACCCCCCGCGGCGGCTATGTCCGCGAGGTTCTTCTGTTGTAGCATGGTCGGCTTGTTCTTGCCGGCCTTGCACTCGATACCGAAGAAGGTGCCGTTCCAGCACCCCACGATGTCCGGCACACCACTGCTGCCGTAGCCCCCGGTGACAGGGTAGAAGTAGTAAGCACCGAGGGCCTTCAGTTGGGCGGTCACCCGCCGTTTGACTTTTGCTTCGGGTGTCTGTGCCATGCGGTCTCCTGTTAGTCAGGCACTAACCAAAATATGTTCTCGGCTATGCGTCGGCCCACGCCGTCCACTGGGTGCGTGGGGGGCACAGCACTCGTAAGCATGAGCACTGCGATCTTCTTCTGCATCCACTCTGGTAGTGCATCGACCGATGTATAGCTGCCGTCGTCTGATACGTCAAGTGTATCCATGCCAATGGATATCACATCTATATGTTTCATGGCGTCATGTATCTCAACGCGATATATTATGTCTTTCGGTAGTGGCTCGTCAGTATCCCACGTCATGGTTACCACGCACCGGCCCGCCTGTGTGGCGCGCAGGAAGTCATAGAAGAACAGGCGGGCCCGCTCGTCCAGTGCGTGCAGAAACTCGTCGGTTATGCGTGTGCACATTCTCATGCCTCAAGATAGAACATGTTACCCTTGGCCCGAACACCGACGCCCACGACCGCATGGTTTGGATCGACCATGCTGAGCAGCGACAGCTTGCCCGCTACTGCTTCCGGCAGCGTATCGTGCCGGTAGCGCGTGTAGTTCGGGTCCACCTTACACTGATACACCGTGTCGAAGCGCGGGATGTGGGCCACATCGAACACTGTCTCACCCTCCACCTCGTGCATCCACACGGCGATGCCGGGGTATTGCTTAGGCTGTGCAACGACGGCATCAGCAGCAGCCACTAGCTTCTCGATCTTCTCATGCACCTCCGGGTTGTGGAAGCGGTGCCCCGCTGTGAGCAAATAGCGAAACTCCTGCATGATATACCCGTTGGGGTTGACAGACCCGCCCAGCAGGCCACGCGCCAGATCGTTCATCAGCCGCTCGTCGTGCTTCTTGGCACGGAACACGGCGGACGCAGCATCCTCTGCCTGCACACTCATGGCCTCGGTGTTACTCTGCCTGCGGAAGAACTTGCTCGCAGTCTTGGCAGCTACCTTTATCTTGGATGTCTGCATGGCGTATTGGTCGCCGCGCTCCTTCTTGATGTGTGGAGAACGCACAACGTAGTTATAGTCCCGCAGCTTGTGGTCCCATACCAGCTGAAGTTCGCCCATCGCAAAGGCGTCCCCCCGATAGAACACATGCACGCGGTTGGATGCGGTAGAGTAGAACTCTGCGCTCGGGAACGCAGTCCGCACCAACTCGACAAGGTCAGCGAGTTGCGCCGTAAGGTCAGCCGATGGGTCAATGAAGTCGGCGACAAGTTTGTAGTTGTATGCCATCAGTTGTTCTCCTTGTGAAAGCTAGCGAATCTGTTGACCCAGCGCATGAACTGCGCACGGAACCGCTTCTGGTCTGCTTCGGTCTCGATATCCGTGATCCAGTCGCAGCGCAGACGCATCTGGTGGAGTGCGAACATACGCAGCGGGTGGTCGGGATCGGCAAGCACAGTGCGTGCGATGGGTGCCGGTAAGGGGTGGTTCCACAGGGGGCGCCACGGCGGATGCACGCGCAGGTCCTTCATGTATTCGTGCGCCTCCCGGACAAGGCCGTTCTCTACCCCCCAGTCTCTGCCCTTGCCGAACATTGGCAGTATGGCGCAGGCCCATGTGTAGAACTCCTCGACATCCTGCTTGTGCTCCGCCTTGAGTTCCCGGTCCACATACGGCTTGGACGGCGGGCGTGCTGCGAACTCTCCGTAAGTATGCACCCAGCGGTCGGGCGTGGTGTCGTCCCGGCGGAACACGAGGTAGCGCCCATCGCACCCGGCCACGAGATTGGTCTTGTCCCTGCGCTGCTCATACAGGGCGCGCGGTGTGGACTTGTGCTGCGGCAGGACATGCTTGCTGCTGCCCACCTTGATGAACTGCACACCCATGCGCGTCTGCTGGAACAGCATCTTAGCAGGCGTGTGCCGCCCGAGAAACAGATAGCGACAGGTTGCGAAACTGTGGGTTGCGTTGCGGATACGCACTGTCTCGGTGCCGTCGGCGTGGCGCTCCCACAGGATGGGCGCAAGCATGATGGTTTCTTCTGGCGTTGCGTCGACGCCATAGGCGAAGTCCCGAGTGGGTCCGCCCGTATACCAATCGGCCAGCGCATAGCTGTTAGTGCTTACCCTAACAATCCGCTCATAGAAGCGACGGCGGTCGCCGATAGGCCGGATGTCATGTTCTCTTGTGAAGCGGCTGCTGATGATGGGTTTGATCTTGTTGTAGTATGCCTCGACTTCAGCGAAGCTACCAAAGTTGGTCCAAGCTATTGCCATGTCAGGTCTCCTAGAAGTTGTTCACGATGCGGCGCTCGATACCGCACATATCCCAGAGCGCGTGTTGCAGGTGGGTCCCGTCGTCGGAACATATGTCGTAGGCTTCCGCGTCGTCCATGTTCTCGCCGATACGCAGCTTGCAGCCTGCGTAGTTGAAGTCGCGCTCCGCGCCGAACTTCTCAACAAGTTCCAGCATGTGCTCAAAGCCCTGCACATCCTCGTAACTCTCATACCATTTCACATCCGTGGCCTGATACCACAGCATGAAGCAGTCATCCCTGTCGTGGTTCTGCCATGCTCCTGCGAGGTTGTGCTTCTGCACGTGGGGGTTCATGCAGTAGACCGCCCACACCTCGTCCCGCTCCTCTTTGCTGTCAAACGCTACCGCCAACAGCACTTCGCTTCTGTATCCCATTGGCTTGCTCCTTGTGTGTATTAGAATGAGTGGTTTATTAGGCTGCGCGCATAACGCGCATACGCTTCACGAACGTCGTCGGGCCACAGGTCGTTGTGCACATCGACCAGCTTGGCCCTAAACACTTCCTTGCCGTCGAGATGGACCACGAAGTGGTCATGTTTCCATGTGTGGAGTGCCCGCCCCCCGCTGTGGATGTGCGTCCGCACCCTGCCCTTGATGTTCGACGGCGCGCGTCCGACGATATCGGCGATGCGGAACATCCGCTTGAGTTCACGGGCCGTCGCGATCTGTTTCTGCAGGCTGTCGACCAGCCGGTCGAGGGTGTCGTATACCTCGGCGTCTGTCATTGTTTCTCTCCTTTTATAGGTGTTGTGTGTTGATACGCACTGTCTTGCCGCAGTCGGGCGTAGCCCGCTCGTTGTCGAGGATGGCCCACAGCAGCGGGTGCTGCCACCGACCCCACGCACCGCCGAGATAGCCGTCGGTCAGCACGATCACCGCCTGTGCCTTGATCTGCTTGTCGTGCAGATACTTGGGCACGCACTCGACGGTGGTGCCGCCGCCACCCTTGGGCTTGGTTGACTGCGCCATGTTGGCAAACTCGTGCGGCTCATACCGCTCGTCGCCACGCACTGACGTGTCCCAATACAGGACGCGGATAGCCTCCGGGTGAACGGTATCGGCGATGCCCACAATCTCGCTGAAGAACGCATTGAGCGCACGCTGTCCGATGCTACCCGATGTGTCCACGGCCACCACGATCTCGCCGATCTGCTCGCTGATCCCGCTCGGCATGTAGATACCCGCGCCGATGTAGCGGCGGTTGGGCCGCCGCCACGTTGAATAGTCAGAGCCCGTGCAGGTGCTGGTCACGAACTCCCGCAGCGTCTCCTGCCACGGCACCTGCGGTGTCAGCAGGTTGTCGAGCCCGCGGTCCACACCCCCGCCCGTCTTGCCTGCCACCAGCGCACCCTGACGCAGCGCCTCGTCGATAGCCCGTGCGAGTTCGCGCTGCTCCTCGGCAGTCATCTCCTGCGCGTCCTCCCACCCGTGCTCGTCGAAGCCGTCGCCCTGTCCGCCACCGCCGTTCCCGCCGTTGCCCTGCTGCTTGAGGTCGTTGAACACCCGTGCGCTGTCCCACCTGAGATACTTCATGTCACAGCACCCGGCGGTGAGCGGGCCGGTCATCGTAGCGAAGCCGTCGCTGTTCTCCTCGACAGTCTCGGTGTTGATGACATGATCGCACGCTTGATTTGCAAGGTCGCGGTCCTCCTGCCACAGGTGCTGCCATGTGGTGAGATGCTTATACATCTTGTGCTTGACCTCGTGGATCACGAGGAACCGCAACTCGGCATCGTTCAGACTGTCCACGAAGGCCCGGCCATACACCTCGTCCTTGCCGTTAGTGTAGGCAGTGGGAGTGTTGTCACACACCCGCTTGCTCCCGATCATCAGCACGCCGGTCAGTGCGCGGTAGCGGTCCTTGGCCATGATGTCGATCACGGCCTTCTGGATGCGCTGCTCCGCTGTTAGTGCCTTACCTAACATCAGCATCACTTGACTCCCTTGGTTTCGGCCAGCGCGTCTGCGTAGCCCAGTTCATAGGCACCGACATGCCGGCGCCACTTGTAGATTGTCCCCGTGGACACGCGGTGTGCCTCTGCTGCCAGCTTGACGCTGGTCAGCGCGGCGTCGTCGAGCGCCTTGCGACGCACGGAGTTAGACAGGCCGTAGTTGTGGTTATACAGCCGCTCAAGCGGATCATACTTCATGGCTTGCTCCTTGGTTTGTGGTTACTTCTTGTCAGACGCGAACATGTGGCTGTTCGCCATCGCCCAGCGGGTAAAGAGCCCGTTGGTCATCACCATTGCCTGCTTGGAATACTTGGGCGAGCGCACACCGTTTGCGAACATACCCTGTGCCTCGGCCGGCAGGCGGTCGAGGTAAGTCATCCACGCGTCGATCCAGTCCCGCTCGATGGCAGCGAGCGTGCGATACACCACCATGCAGACGCCTGCGGCGTTGTCGGGCACCTTGGCGTTGCTCGGATCGTCCTTGATAGACTGGAGCGACGGCAGCTTGTCCGCGAGTGCAACGAACGCCATCAAGTCCATCGCCGCACGCTCACCGATAGTGCCACCCAGCGCAGCGATCACAGTCTGGTCGTCCATGAGCGCACGCTGCTTCAAGATGTCGGATGCTGCTTCAAGCGAGCGCGGCGTGACGAACGCCGCACGCTGTGCACGGGGGTGGTAGATGTAGGGGTTCTCGTCCGGGTCCTTCATCTCGGTGAAGTCAGCGAACAGCTGCGGGTTGTCCTTGCACCAGCCCAGCAGGGTGTGGTCCACCCCATTGTTGATACCCCATTCGATCCACTCCATGTTACTCGGCTTGCGCGACGTGACCACCATGATGCGGTTGCGCGCATGGGGTGGCAGCATGTCCCCGACACCCTCGGCACCGAGGTTAGTCGTTGCGAACACGATACTGTCGGGGTGCAGGGTGTAGCTGCCGATCTTGCGCTCCAAGATGAGGCGCAGCAGGGCGTTCTTCACCGCCGGGTTAGCCTTACCGAACTCGTCGATCATCAGGAGCACCGGGCCGTCGTGGTGTGCACCGAGTTCTTCGTTAGTGGCATAACTAACATATGCCGCCCCGGCCCCAGCCTCTGCGATGCGCGGCAGGGTGATGTCACCGAGGTCCTTCGTGGTGCAGTCGAAGTAACACGCGGTATGCGTGGGCAGGCTGTGTGCGAGGGTCTTGAGCAGCGAGGACTTGCCGGTGCCCATATGTCCCTGCACGAGGACGGTGCGCTGGTGGCCCACGGCCTTGATGAGCGTGGTGATCTGGTCGAGCCCGAGGGCGTAGAGGCTGTTGAAGTTTGTCATGGCTTGCTTCTCCTTGTTTTCTTACATCAGTGACGGCAGCGCGGCGATTGCCGCGTCGATAGACTTCTTGGTATCCGCACGCAGGCGTGCGTCTTCACGCAGGTTGTCCGGCGTCACGCCGCGCAGCGCGCGCTCCAGCGTGTCGGCCATCTCGGCCATCTGCACGGACTGTGTGATGTTACAGGCCCGCAGCAGGTCGATCATCTCGACGACGTTCTCCACGAGGCTGTCGCGGAAAATCTTCTTCTGCTCCGCAGGGCCATAGTCGAGCCGCTCCGACATGCGGATGAGCACGGCGTGGGTGCGAGACCAGAGGTCGTTCATGGCAGCGTTCAACTGCTCGGTGAATGCCGACGCATACTGCTCACGCAGGACAGCCTGCGCCTCGTTGCCCACGTCCACCCGGAAGTCACCCGCGTCCGGCAGCGGGATGTAGGTGAACCGGAACTTGAACTTGTCGCGCAGCCCGTCCACGTCGGGATACTCCTCGGCGTTGAACAGATGGCCCAACTTGGCCTGCGCCTGCGTGATTTCCCATGCGTATGCACCGAGGAAGGCATCCACGAGCCGCGTGAACTCGTCGCGCAGGGCCGTCATCTGCTGGTGATACTTGAAATACTGGGTGGTCGGCAGCAGCCGCAGCCCGCTGTCGGACCAAGGCATGGTGGCAGAGTAATGCACGTTCCGGGTGTTCCCGGCGAACTTCTGCACGGCGTCGAGTTCCGCGCAGTCCCCGAGCAGGTGCTTGCTCACGCTGGCAACGCCCTTCTGTGCGTTGTTAAGGCGCGTCACGTCGTCGGACGCTGCACGGTCCTTCTTCCGTGCGGTCCACGTCGAGATGTTGAGTTCCACCAGCATCGCACTCGATGCGATGGACGGGGCAGAGAGCGTGGACGGCGCGGTCATGGTCATGTTCATATCAGTCTCCTGTTTGGTTTGGGTTAGTTGTCGACTAACAGTAAATTACCTCGGTTTCTGATTCAGATGTTTCAGCTCCTCCTTCTTCGTTATCCTCGCGCGATATCTTCGCATCGCCGCGTTCCTGCATGTGCGACACATTCGTATGCCCTTCTTGTCGATGTAGGTGGTCTCCTCGGTATACTCGTGTCCGTTGCGGCAGTGCGTATGCTCTCCGTATTTTGGAGCCTCTAACGGGATATTTTTGGCGATGCGGTAACGCACGGTCTCTAGGTGCAAGCCGGTTGCGGCGGCCTGTGTGCGTAACCCGCGCGCCCTTTGAGAAACCTCTCCCCTGTTGTAGTTCTGTTCGCTCGTCGTGGCCCACCGCACGTTGCCGGGCTCGTAGCCCCTGTCGTTGTCGATACGATCTACAGAATACCTCCTGCCATCCGACGGTTTCGGCCCTATGTCAGCGTAGAAAGCTAGGAAGTTATCCTGCCACTCTGGGTGCACGGTTAGGCCCTTTGCGACATACCGCGCGCACTGTTTGCAGCGTGCTTTCATCCACACCCAATGTTTATACTCCGGTGTGGAATACATGCCGTGCCTGTAGTTGGGGTTTTTTCCACCCGTCTGGTCATGACGCTGCATACTTGTTCAACTCCTTTAGTTGCTCCTTTCGAGTTATTAGCGTGTATCCCTGTTTGTGTCCAGACAAACTTATGCACCAGCCAGCGCGGGCTTCGCGTGCGGCCTTATCTCCGCAGGCAAGGCACAGGTTGTAGCCCAGCGCAGCGCGCGCAGGCGGGAACGGGGCGCCGCAGTCGAAGCACTCTACGAGTGCAGGCTCCACCGGCTCCGCCGGCTCCACCGGCTCCGCCGGCTCCACCGGCTCCGCCGGCTCCACCGCGCTCATACGTCACCCCACTTCTCGAAGGTCGGCACCGGCAGGATGCGGTGGCCCGAGGCGATGTAGGTGCGCGCAGGGCGCGGGGGCTTGCGGTCGATACCGCGGAGCGGGGCGTCACGCAGCGCCGAGACTGTAAAGGCACGGCGACCGGCTGCGGAGCGGTAGCCCGCACGGATGTAAGTGATGGCCTCGCCGTCACGTGCGAGGAACTCAGCAACGAGATCAGTTAGTTCCGAACTAACAGCAGGGGTGGTGAGAGGTGTAGGCACGGGCTGTCTCCTTGTTAGTGCTGCACTAACTAGCAGCGGGGTGGGCAGAACTTCCTATTACTACTTACAGTATAGCAGAAGTGAGGGTTCATGTCAATGTTTGCAGGGGGTGCTTTGGTAATGATCTTGCGCGGTTTGGTAATGTTCTTTCGTGAGCGGAAAATCACGTGAAGTGTGAGGTGTAAGTCCTTGGCAGGACGTAATGTTCTAATGTTCTGTGTAATGTTCTGTTCAAATGGCCTGTAAGTCCTTGAAAAGATTGAACTGTTCGTTTGTTCGGTTTTAGGAGCGTTTTAAGGCCCCCTAGAGTATTTTTAGGCACTGGAACAAACGGGAGCACAAACGCCGTCAGAACTGCCTCGTTAGGAAAGGGTATATGTGTGTCATAGAACATTATAGTAGTAGTAGTAAGATTAGATAGATATAGATAAAAAACTACAACATCCAGCATGTCAAAAGGGAGCGGTGCTCAACACCGTGCACCACGGCGCACCACGTTTACATAATGATCTAACACTGACCGAACATTGCGGAACATTACGGAACATTTGGAACATTACGTAATATCAATGAGTTAGTCGCGCACTAACAGCTGGGGCGCCGCGCTCCTCTAGTAACTGGTGCAGTAAGATGCCACACGCTGCGCGTGCGTGGTGCTACGTGCCTATGTGTTAGTCGCGCACTAACAACCCAGCGTGCCCCGATCCGCGGCCTAGGGCTCAGCGCTCCTCTGGTAACTGGTGCATGAGGCCCCGCGCGCGGTGCGCGCAGGGCATGAAAAAACCCGCGTGCCGAAGCACGCGGGTTTGATTGTCAGGGCGTGAGCCAGAGGAAGGCGAACAGAACGGCAAACAGTATGACGACGCCAAGGGCGTTTTCGATGTGGTTTCTCATGTGATGTCGGGGGCGGCTTGCGCCGCCCCCGCCCCTGCTAGCAGATGCGCTTATTTAGCGCGCGAAGGTCGCGCAGGAAGTCGTCGACGTCGAATCCCCAATCCGTGCCCTTCTTAACGGCCGTTTCAATCGCGGTAAACGCGTCGCGAAGCTTTTCAACCGGTGACGTCGCATTCTTCACGACGCCAGCTCGCTTGGCCTCGTCTTTGGCGAGCGCGCGCTGCCAACGGCCAATGATAGAACCGATTTGCATATGCCAATGGCGACGTTCTGCCTTGTCGGTATCACGCACGGCATTAGGCGGCAGTGCGAGCAGTTTCTGGATGCGTGCATCAAATCCCGCAACGACGGCCACTTTCAATGCGGCCCAGCTTTCTTCAGTTGCAGTCGAGCCCTCAGTTTGCGTCGACTTCAAAGCCGATGCCGCGACGTTATCAGCGCGCAAGGTGTCCAGAAACTTGCGCTGCGCCTTCTCACCCGCGACGATGGCTGCGGATGCAGTGGTGACGGCCTTCAGAGTGGAAGCAGTAAACATGGCAGTTCTCCTAGCTAATCGGGCCGCACCATTGCCGCCCGATGATTATTTGTCGCATGTCCAGCCTAAGAAATCAACACACCATCCGACACGCCTTGGCACGATTCGCCACTGTTAGTTACTAAACTAACAGCCCGCGCGGCACACTAGGGGCATGGCACGAATCGTGGGGGCGCGACCCCTACCCATACCGGGGGCACCACTTGGCAAACGGGACTCCGCGCGCGTCCTATGTACTACTAATCCACACAAACAACTCCCCCTCCCCCATTTTCGTACGCTATTTGTTCTTAATACGTACAGGAAACACCCCCCTTAAAGGGACCCGTTGGGTCCCCCGCTTGACGGGATATCATATCATGCTGCATATTACGTAAACGGCCACACCAGCCTGCGAGAGACGATGACACTGGAACTCGTGCCCGAGTTGGGGGTGCCTCTGACTGTAGAGGCGCCATATACGGACCTCCGCCACCGGCTGGAGGCCGCGTGCAGTACATTGGACGAGCTCGGGCTGGTGCCGGAACCGTCGGATGCCGACATGGAGGCTGCGGAGCAGCTGGCGCGAGACTATGCGGAGGCCCCGGACGCCACCTCCAAGGCGATGACCCACAAGCGGATGGCCAAGACGACGCCCGCGGCGCTGCTGCTGACCAAGCATATTCTGGACGAGTTCGGCCATAGGGTCGCCGATGATGCGGTGCAGATACGCAATCTGGTCACGAACAAGCTGGTGCAGGAGACGGAGAATCCCGATCCGAGGGTGCGGTTGAAGGCGTTGGAGCTGCTCGGCAAGATCAGCGACGTGGGGCTGTTTGCCGAAAAGAGCGAAGTTACCGTAACGCACCAGACGACGGACGATATCAAGGCTCGGCTGCGCGAGAAGCTGGCCCGTCTCGTGAATCCGGAGCTGGAAGATGCCGTTGTCGTCGAGGGCGAGGTCATCGACGTGGATGCCGAGCTCGGGCTGAAGGTGCCGGATGACGACTGACACCCTCGGATTTACAGAGGAAGAACTCAACGCGCTCCTCGACAACGTGGACGAGCTGTCCCCGGTGGAAGCTGCAGAGGTCGAGCGGATGCTCGACGAGCTGATGGCCCGGAAACGCAACACCGCGGCCTATGACGACCTGATTGCCTTCTGCAAACGGATGCAGCCGGACTACAGGGTAGGAAAGCACCACAGAATACTCGCGGATCAGCTCATGGCCCTCGAACAGGGTGCAAAAGACCGCGTGTGCGTGAACATGCCACCACGTCATGGCAAGTCACAGCTCGTATCCATCATGTTTCCGGCGTGGTTTTTGGGTCGAAATCCCACCAAGAAGGTGATGATGGTGTCTCACACCACCGATTTGGCCGTCGATTTCGGTCGGAAGGTGCGAAATCTGATCGCTACGAGCGAATACAAGGAGATTTTTCCCGCTGTGGCCCTCGCTTCGGACTCCAAGTCCGCGGGGCGCTGGAATACGAGCGCCGGAGGCGAGTACTACGCCGCTGGCGTAGGCTCCAGCATCGCCGGAAGGGGTGCAGACCTGCTGTTGATCGACGATCCGCACTCCGAACAGGACGTTTTGAGCGGTAATTTCGAGGTTTTTGACAAGGCATACGAGTGGTTCACCTACGGGGCGCGGACGCGCCTCATGCCGGGTGGTCGGGTGGCTATCGTGGCCACCAGATGGCACATGGACGACTTGACAGGGCGTGTTACGCGCGACATGGCGCAGAATGACGACGCCGATCAGTACGAAATCATTGAATTTCCGGCTATTTTGGAGACTGAGAGCGGGCAAAAGCCCCTCTGGCCGGAGTTTTTCGACCTGCAGGCGCTGATGCGGACAAAGGCCAGTATGCCTGTGTTCCAGTGGAACGCGCAGTACCAGCAGCAGCCCACGGCCGAGGAAGCCGCCATAGTGAAGCGGGAGTGGTGGCAGGAGTGGCGCCTCGATGACCCTCCCCCGTGCGAATACATCATCATGTCTCTCGACGCCGCGGCCGAGAAGCACAACCGGGCGGACTACACGGCGCTGACGACGTGGGGAGTCTTCTACAACGAAGACGCTGGCGCGCATCACATTATCTTGTTAAACAGTATCAAGCAGCGGTTGGAGTTCCCGGAGCTCAAGGAGCTCGCCATGCGCGAGTATCGCGAGTGGGAGCCAGACAGCTTCATCGTCGAGAAGAAGAGTGCGGGGACCGCGCTCTATCAGGAGATGCGGCGCATGGGTATATCCGTGCAGGAGTACACACCGCACCGAGGCTCGGGGGACAAGCTTGCGCGCCTCAACAGCGTGGCTGACATCGTGGCGTCGGGTATCTGTTGGGTGCCTCAGACACGGTGGGCCGAGGAGCTCGTGGAGGAGATAGCGGGGTTCCCCTTCGTGTCGCATGACGACCTCGTGGACTCCACTGTGATGGCCCTGATGCGGTTCCGTCAGGGCGGGTTCATCCGCCTGCCGACTGACGAGCCGGAGGAGCCGAGATTCTTCAAGCAACGCCGGGGCGGCTACTACTAGGAGATAAGCTATGGCTATCGAGAAGGGACTCTACGCCGCTCCGCAGGGGCTGACAGAGGACGACGAGGACGAGGGCGAGCTGGAGATCGAGATCATCGACCCGGAAGCCGTGACGCTGGACGACGGGAGCGTGGAGATCACGCTGATCCCCGACGCCGAAGAGAGCGACCTGCTGCCCTTCGATGGTAACCTCGCGGAGGCCATGGACGACGGGGAGATGTCGGTGCTCTCCTCGGACATCCTCGGGCTGGTGCAGGCCGACATCGACAGCCGCAAGGACTGGGCGGACTCATTCGTCAAGGGGCTGGAGGTGCTCGGGTTCCGCTACGAGGAGCGTAGCGACCCGTGGGAGGACGCCTGTGGGGTGTACTCGACGGTGCTGGCCGAGGCGGCTATCCGGTTCCAAGCGGAGACTATGTCCGAGACATTCCCCGCTGCAGGGCCGGTGAAGGTCAAGATTCTCGGCGAGGAGACAAAGGAGAAGACCGAGGCCGCCATGCGCGTCAAGGCGGACATGAACTATGAGCTGACAGAGCACATGGTGGAGTACCGCCCGGAGCACGAGCGGATGCTCTATGCGCTGGGGCTGGCCGGGTCTGCGTTCAAGAAAATCTACTTCGACCCGAGTCTTGGACGGCAAGTAGCCGTCTATGTGCCTGCTGAGGACATGATCGTGCCATATGGCGCGAGCCATCTGGAGACCGCGGAGCGTGTGACGCACGTCATGCGCAAGACCAAGAACGAGCTCAACAAGCTGCAGGCTGCGGGGTTCTACCGCAAGGTTGATCTCGGAGAGCCGCAGGCGTTCCATACGGACATCGAGGAGAAAAAGGCCAAGGAGGGCGGCTACAGCCTCACCGACGACAACCGGTATACGATCTACGAGATTCACGCGGACCTCGTGATCGACGGTATCGACGAGGAGGACGAGGACGACATCTCCATCGCCAAGCCCTATGTCGTGACTATCGAGCGTGGCACGGGTATGGTGCTGGCGATACGCCGAAACTGGAACCCTGATGATCCGCTGATGCTCAAGCGGCAGCACTTCGTGCACTACCCCTACGTGCCGGGGTTCGGGTTCTACGGGCTGGGGCTCATCCACATCATCGGGGGCTACGCGCGGGCGGGCACAAGTATCATCCGTCAGCTCGTGGACGCCGGCACGCTGGCTAACCTGCCCGGGGGGCTCAAGTCCAAGGGGCTGCGCGTCAAGGGCGACGACACACCCATCGCGCCGGGTGAGTTCAGGGACGTCGACGTGCCGTCGGGGTCTATCCGCGACAACGTGATGCCGCTGCCGTACAAGGAGCCCAGCCAGACGCTGCTCGCGCTGCTGGACCGCATCACAAACGAGGGGCGGCGCCTCGGGGCTATCTCCGACATGAACATCTCGGACATGTCGGCTAACGCCCCTGTGGGTACCACGCTGGCGCTGCTGGAGCGCACGCTGAAGCCCATGGCCGCGGTGCAGGCCCGCGTGCACTACGCCATGAAGCAGGAGTTCAAGCTGCTCAAGGCCCTCATGGCCGAGTATGCCCCCACGGACTATGCCTACCAGCCGCACAGGGGCGAGGTGAGCGCGCGGCAGGCCGACTACACCATGGTCGACGTGATCCCGGTCAGCGACCCTAACAGCTCGACCATGGCCCAGCGCGTGGTGCAGTATCAGGCTGTGTTGCAGATGGCGCAGGCTGCGCCCCAGATATACGACCTGCCGCAGCTGCACCGCCAGATGATCGAGGTGCTGGGTATCAAGAACGCCGACAAGCTCGTGCCGACACGCGAGGATGCGGTGCCGGTGGACCCCGTCAGCGAGAACATGAACGCGCTGATCGGCAAGCCCCTGCGGGCCTTCATCTACCAAGACCACCAAGCGCATATCGCGTCGCACATGTCGTTCATGCAGGACCCGATGATCGCGCAGATGATCGGGCAGAACCCGCAGGCGCAGCAGATCATGGCCTCGCTGCAAGCCCACATCGCCGAGCATCTTGGGTTCCAGTACCGCCAGCAGATCGAGGAGCGGCTCGGGGCTCCGCTGCCGCCGCCGAACGAGGAGCTGCCAGAGGAGATCGAGGTCAACCTCGCGCGTCTCGTGGCCGACGCCGGCAAGCAGCTCACGCAGTCACATCAGCAGCAGGCGGCGCAGCAGGCGGCGCAGCAGCAAGCCCAAGACCCGATGTTCCAGCTCGCGCAGGCGGAGGTGCAGGTCAAGCAGGCCGAGGTGCAGCGCAAGGCGGCAAAGGACCAAGCAGACTTGCAGCTGCGGGCGCAACAGCTTGCGCTGCAGGCCCAGAAGACGCAGGCCGACAACCTCATCAAGGCCAAGGACACGCAGATCGCCCAGCAGGAGGTCGACATCGAGGCGCGGCGCATGGGTGTGGAGCTCGCGCAGCGTAAGCGCGACATGGAGAACAAAGTGGACTTGGCGATCATGCAGACCGTCGTGAACGCGCAGCGTGCGCAGCAAAAGCCCAAACCGGCAAAGGAGTAACCGATGCCGAAGACCGTCTTTGACGTGCTTAAGGACAACATCGACGAGCAACTCTCGTCTGCGATGGATTTTCTGAAGGGGGGCGCTCCCAAGGACTACGCCCACTATCGGGAAGTTGTTGGCTTAATTCGGGGTCTCGAAGCCAGCAAGTCGTACATAGAAGACCTCTCGCGAAACTTCATGGAAAGCGATGATGACTGAAGATACTGAACTGGAAGCGCAACTCCCGGTACCCGCGGGATACTTCTTGCTGGTAGCCATGCCTGATGTCGACGCGACGTACGACGGCACCAGCGTGCTGAAGACAGACGCGCAGCGCGAGCTTGAGAAGGTCATGTCGACCATCGGGCTTGTCCTCGACATGGGGCCGCAGGCGTACCGAGACCCGGATAGGTTCCCCCACGGGCCGTGGTGCAAACCCGGTGACTATGTGATGTTCCGCGCAAACACGGGCACACGGTTCAAGATCAAGGGTACCGAGTACCGACTTATGAACGACGACTCCGTGCAGGCCGTGGTTGCGGACCCGCGGGGCGTCTCGCGCGTGTGAGGGGTAAACAATGCCTATTCAGAAAGTAGAGTTTACGTTCCCCGACCCGGATGATGACGAGCGCATCGAGGTGTCGAGCTCGACGGCAGAGGCCATCACGCCTCCTGCCAAGGGTAAACGCGCAGCTCCGGAGCCTGAAGAGGCGTCGGAAATCGAGATCGAAGTCGTCGACGATACGCCGAAAGCGGATAGGGGGCGCAAGCCGTCCGAGCCGCCGGAGGAGGTCACCGACGAGGAGCTCTCCGAGTATTCCGACAAGGTGCGTAAGCGCATCAAGCACTTCAGCAAGGGCTATCACGACGAGCGCCGAGCCAAAGAGGCCGCGCTGCGGGAGAAGCAGGAGCTGGAGCGGCTGGCGCAGCAGCTTGTCGAGGAGAACAAGCGGCTCAAGGGTACCGTCGGGAAGAACCAGACGGCGCTGCTAGAGCAGGCGAAGAAGAACGCCGCGGTAGAGGTCGAGCAGGCCAAGAAGGCGTACAAGGACGCCTATGAGGCAGGTGATTCCGAAGCTGTCGTTGTAGCGCAAGAACAGCTAACCGCTGCTAAGATTAAGGCAGACAAGGTAGCCAATATTAAGTTACCACCTTTACAGGAGTCTGAGACTCCTGTACAACCAGAAGGTACATCCGCCCCGGCACCTTCTGCCGACCCCAAAGCGGAGGCATGGCGAGCTGCCAATCCTTGGTTTGGGGTAGACGACGAGATGACGAGCCTTGCGCTGGGGTTGCATAGCAAGCTCGTCAAACAGGGCGTGAGCCCGCAGAGTGATACTTACTACGAGAGGTTGAACTCTCGTATGCGCGAACTCTTCCCCGATCAGTTCGAGGATGCTGGAGAGCCCGAGGCACCTAAGCCGAAACGCACAGCACAAGTTGTCGCACCCGCTACGCGGAGCACGGCCCCTAAAAAGGTCACCCTTACGCAGACACAAGTGCAGATCGCTAAACGACTTGGGGTCCCGTTGGACAAATACGCCATGCAGGTTGCGTTGGAGATGAGGAGATCACAGAATGGCTGAGAATCGCATAGCGCGCGATCTCGACACCCGCGAGAAAACGGCCCGTAGACGGGCTTGGCAACGGCCTGAGGTACTCCCCTCGCCGAATCCCGAGCCGGGCTATGAATTTCGCTGGGTACGTGTGAGCACACACGGGCAAGTCGACGCCACGAATGTGTCCTCGAAGCTGCAAGAAGGTTGGGAGCCTGTGAAGGCGGTGGACCACCCCGAGATCACGGTAGTCGCAGTGAACCATGACAAGTTTGCTGACAACATCGTCATCGGTGGCCTCATGCTGTGCAAGGCACCCACGGAGATGATTCAGGAGCGTACCGAGTGGTTCGAGAACCAGACGCGTGCGCAAATGCAGTCCGTGGATAACAACCTGATGCGGCAGAGCGACCCGCGGATGCCGCTGTTCAATGAGCGGAAGACGCAGGTTACCTTCGGCAAAGGAACTTAACTCAGGAGCTCACCATGGCTTATCCCACTGTGTCGGCCCCGTACGGGCTGAAACCGATCAATCTGATCGGGGGACAGGTGTTCGCCGGTGCCACTCGCCAGATTCCGATTGCTTCGGGCTATGCTACGTCGATCTTCAATGGCGACGTGGTCAAGCTTGTCAGCGACGGCACGCTGGAGAAGGAAACCGGGACGACCACCGCTACTCCGGTTGGCGTCTTTCTGGGGTGCACCTACACGGACCCCACCCTGAAGTACAAGCTGTTCAGCCAGTACTTCCCGGCCAACACGGTCGCGAGCGACATCCAAGCGTATGTCGCGGACGACCCTGACCAGCTCTTCAAAGTGGCGCTCGTGTCTGGCACGACTGTCATCGCTGGTTACGGCCGCACCGTCGTTGGCAACAACGTTCCGCTCGTGCAGAACGCGGGTAGCGCCAACACCGGCAACTCTGCGGTAGCAGTAAACGGGGCCTCTGCGGCTACCACTGTTTCGCTCCCGATCCGCATCATTGATGTGGTTCCGGAGACTGTCGATGCTTCGGGCAACTACACCGAGGTCATCGTCAAGTGGAACGCGCCGTACTTCACCCTGTCTGAGGGCACGCCGAACACGATCACGTGGGCTGGCGGTCATCAGTATCTCAATCCGCTTGGCGTGTAATAAGGAGTGATGTGAGATGGCAATTTCGCGCGCCCAACTTCTCAAAGAGCTCCTTCCCGGCCTGAACGCCCTGTTCGGCATGGAGTACGCTCGCTATCCCGAAGAGCACAAGGAAATCTACGAGACTGAGACTTCCGAGCGCTCATTCGAGGAGGAAACGAAACTATCGGGCTTTTCTGCAGCGCCTGTCAAAAACGAGGGCTCCGCTATCTCGTACGACAACGCGCAAGAAGCGTGGACGGCCCGGTATACGCATGAAACCATCGCCATGGGTTTCTCGCTCACTGAAGAGGCCATCGAGGACAACCTCTATGACTCTCTGTCGGCGCGTTACACCAAGTCGCTGGCTCGTGCGATGGCCTACACCAAGCAGGTTAAGGCCGCAGCCATCCTGAACAACGCGTTTGCGTCGGGTACGACGTATGGCGACGGTAAGTCGCTCTGCGCCACCGACCACCCGCTTGTTTCGGGCGGCACCAACTCGAACCGGCCCACCGTCGGTGCTGACCTGAACGAGACTTCGCTCGAAGCCGCAGTGATCCAGATCGCTGCTTGGACGGATGAGCGCGGCCTCCTTATCGCGGCGAAGCCGCGTAAGCTGGTCATCCCGCCGGCTCTGCAGTTCGTCGCTACCCGCCTGCTGGAGACGGAACTCCGTGTCGGCACGGCTGATAACGACATCAACGCGCTGCGGAACAACGGGTCGATCCCCGACGGCTACACCGTCAACCACTGGCTGACGGACACGAACGCTTGGTTCCTGATGACCGACGTTCCGAACGGCCTGAAGCACTTTGTCCGCTCGCCGATGTCGACCTCCATGGACGCCGACTTCGACACGGGCAACTCCCGCTATAAGGCCCGCGAACGTTACAGCTTCGGGGTGTCTGATCCTTTGGGCATCTTCGGTTCGCCCGGCGCTTCTTGATAGAAATCAAGAGCTTAACCATGAAACCCCCGCTTCGGCGGGGGTTTTTTGTGGTTCGCCGGTACAAAAAATTCACAAGTACGTCTATCGTTACCTAGGATAGTACCGCTAGAGGTTGCAGCGGTTCCCCTCTTTCTTTTTGCTTTCTTATGCTGTACAGTGCCTGCAGTTCCTGACGGCTGCGCGGTGCAGCCGACCCTAGCCACGACAGGAGACTCACATGGCTGTACGTTTTACTGGTCCGATCCTTTTTGCGGGGAAGGACGCCCCTCGTCTGTGGTTCGCAGACATGCCCATCGACAAGAACCCCGACTTCATCACCTTCTGGGATGATTTCACGGGTGTCACGCTGGATGCCACCAACGACTGGACCGTTGTGAAAGATACCAACGCGACTGTCGCCATTGGCGCGGATATCGTTGGCGGGGTCGCGGTTCTGACTTCGGAAGCCACAACCGATGATGATGGTGCGTCGATTCAGGGCAACGAAATCTTCGCCCTCTCGGCTGGCAAGGACATCTGGTTCGAAACGAAGCTCTTCATCACCGACGCCGAAGGCGACGCGATGGATGTTTGCGTGGGCATGACGGTTAACTTTGCCACGAACCCTGAGGCCATGCTCACCGCTGCGGACCGCATCGTGTTCCAGATCAACGACGGCGACAGCAACATTCTCTGCAAGACCGAGAAGGACGGCACCGAGACGTCGACCGATTCGGGCGTCGACATCGTCAGCGGCACGTCGGTCATCCTCGGGTTCCGTGTTGTGGGTACGAGCTATGTGCAGTTCTTTGTGAACCGCCAGCTCGTTGCTACGCACACGACCAACCTGCCGGATGACGAGAACCTGACTGTTGCAGCGATGGAGCTGTCGGGCTCGGCTACCGGCACCAAGTCGATGTCCATAGACTACCTGTTTGCCACCGCGGATCGGTGAGGGGCTGTTGATGGCTAAGGCAATCACCAAGAAGGCCCCCGCTGAACCTACAAAGCCGCTGCCCCCCAAGGGCAGCGCCGCGTACAAGGCGATGGTCCTCCGCGGAGAAATCAAGGAGGCGTGACCTATGGGTATGTCTGGAGACGTCTGGTCCGTAACGCAGCAGTCGGACGCGGACTTCTATGTTGAGGCGGTCACCCCCGTTGCCGGGGGCGCGCTTACCGTTGCCAACTCAGTACCCGCGCGTAACGGGGTCGGGTATCAGGTTACGGTCACCTCTGACGGTGCGGACGGCGGGCGTACGTTCACTGTCACCGGCATCGGTATGGATGGCAAGGTGCTGACCGAGGCTATCACCGGGCCGGCTACCACAACCGTAACGGGCTCGTCCTACTTTGTAGAGGTCACGGGGGTGTCGGTTGACGCCGCCACCGCGGGCTCGATCACGGTGGGATACGGCGGCAACTTCTCGCTCCCGAAGACGCGCATCAAGCATGTGTACTACGAGGCTAGCGCCACGGCGGGGACTATCACCGTCACGCGCGCAAGCGACAGTGCGCAGCTGTTCTACCTCCCCACGCCGTCATCTGAAGACCACACGGACGGGCTGCTCATGCCGGGTGAGGGCATCCTCACCGCCTACACGGTGAACGATTACGCAACGGTGGCTACGACCAACTTGGTCGTGCTGAACCTCATCTGCGGGTAAGCCCATGGCCAAGACTCCGGCATGGCAGCGCAAGGAGGGACAGAACCCGAAAGGCGGCCTGAACGCCAAGGGTCGTGCCAGCTACAACAAGGCTAACCCCGGCAAGCCGGGGTTGAAGGCTCCGCAGCCCGAGGGCGGCCCTCGCAAGAAAAGCTTCTGTGCCCGGATGTCCGGAATGCGTAAGAAAATGACGAGCGAGAAGACGCGCAACGATCCGAACTCGCGGATCAATAAGTCGCTGCGGGCGTGGCGGTGTTGAGATGCCAGCAAAGTCTGAAAAGCAGCGACGGTTCATGGCTGCGGTAGCAAACAACCCCAAGTTCGCAAAGAAGGTCGGGGTGCCTCAGAAGGTCGGAAAGGAGTTCTCGATGAAGAAGTACCAGATGGGCGGTATGGCCGCTATGGGCGGTGAGACCGAGGAAGAGCGTCGTCGCCGTATGATGCGCGGTGCCATGGGCGGTGGCATGGGCGGTGGCATGGGCGGTGGCGGTGCCATGCCTGCCATGAAGAAGGGCGGCATGGCCAAGATGAAGAAGTACGCCAAGGGCGGCAAGGTCACCCGTGGCGACGGCATGTGCTCCAAGGGGCACACGAAGGGGAAGATGGTCTGACCGATGGGCCGCACCAACGAAGCTCTCTGGGAGAAGGCCAAGTCGCAGGCTAAGGCGAAGATGGGTGGTAAGCACTCAGCTCGCGCCATGCAGCTTGCGGGCAAACTCTACAGAGAGAAGGGTGGCGGCTACACCGGTGCTAAGACAAAGGCTCAGAAGAGCATGTCTAAGTGGACCAAGGAAGATTGGGGGACAAAGAGCGGGAAGCCTTCTGGTGAAACGGGCGAGCGTTACCTGCCGAAGAAGGCGCGTGAAGCGCTGACTCCGTCCGAGTACGCTGCCACGACCCGAGCCAAGCGCGAGGGCACAAAGAAGGGCCAGCAATTTGTCCCCCAACCCAAACGCATCGCAGCTAAGACTGCGCCCTACAGGAGGTAGCTGTGGCAGAGAAGTGGATTCAGAACGCGATCAAGAAGCCCGGTGCCCTGCGTGAGAGCATGGGCGTCAAGAAGGGCGCCAAGATTCCGCCCAAGAAGCTTGCGGCCGCCGCCAAGAAGCCCGGCAAGATGGGGCAGCGTGCACGCCTCGCACAGACTCTACGGGGGCTTGGTAAGTAATGACGACGTCCGGCACCACTGCGTTCAACATGGACTTCACGGAGATCGCCGAGGAAGCATGGGAGCGTGCGGGCCGGGAGATGCGGTCTGGCTACGACCTGCGCACCGCGCGGCGGTCGATGAACTTGATGACCATCGAGTGGCAGAACCGCGGCATCAACATGTGGACTATCGACAGCGGCAGTGTGTCGCTGACTCCGGGTGTGGGGCAGTATACGCTCCCGGCGGATACGATTGATCTACTCGACCACGTCGTGCGTACAGGAGCAGGTAGTGAGTCTACGCAGCAGGACCTCACAATCTCGCGCATCAGCGTCAGCACCTACTCTTCGATACCGAACAAGCTCACTCAGGGGCGGCCGATCCAAGTCTGGATTGAGAGGCTTCGCGACGCGCCGCGGATCAACCTGTGGCCGGTACCCGATGTGGCGGGCTACGTCTTTGTCTACTGGCGGATGCGCCGCATTGAGGACGCTGGAAGTGGGGTCCAGACCGCGGACATGAACTTCCGCTTCCTCCCCTGCCTCGTGGCGGGGTTGGCCTATCACATCGCCATGAAGGTTCCGGAGCTGGCAGAGCGTATCCCGATGCTCAAGCAGGCGTACAGCGAGCAGTTTGACCTCGCCGCGGGCGAGGACCGGGAGAAGGCCCCGGTGCGCTTCGTTCCTCGAATGATGCGGGTGTGACATGAGCAACCGCTTCGCCTCTACCAAGATCGCCATCGCCGAGTGCGACGTCTGCGGCTTCCGCTTCAAGCTAAAGGAGCTGCGCAACGTCATCGTCAAGGGTCGC